TGCAATAGAAAATATGATGCCATAATAGCAAATCCTCCTTTTAGTGGCAATCAGGATATGATGCATGTTATGCGGATGTATGATTGCTTATCTAATGACGGAATCTTATTAGCTATAACAAGCAGAGGATATACATTTAGAAACGATAAAAAGGCTATCGAATTTCGCGAATGGCTTGCATCTGTTGATGCTAAACAGTACAGGATAGAGAAAGGCAGATTTAAGGATAGCGGAACGGCTATTGAAGCTAATTTATTAAAAATAAGAAAGTGATGACATTATTAGTTGATTTTGACGGAACATTGCACACGGGTACGTATCCGGGTATCGGAGCCCCCGCTCCTCACGCAATTGAAATGATGCAGAAACTGAAAGCGGACGGACACCGGATAATAATCTGGACATGCAGGGAACAGGAAGATCAGGAGGCTATGGTGGAATGGCTGGCAGAGCATAAAATCCCTTATGACCAAATTAACGAACATGATCCGGAGATGCTCAAGAACTTTCATTATGAATCGCGCAAAGTGTATGCAGATATTTACATTGACGATCGGAATCTAGGCGGCTTGCCTTCATGGCGCGAGATATACGATATCGTTAGTGGCAAGGTGAAGCCGTATTGGATTTATAAAATATTAAAATAGAGATTATGGCAACAATTAAAAATTTTGCCCGATTCTTTTCCCTGTTTAACAAGATGGAAAATCCGGATGACGAATTAAAGCAGGAATTAATCGGGACTTTCACCGGCGGACGGACAACATCGCTTCGGGAAATGAGGACTGATGAATATAACAGGATGTGCGACTCCATACAGGCGGCGCAATATGGACAATGTGAAGCAGATTTCAAAGCCGAACTAAAGCGGTTGCGATCAGCTGTGTTGAAGCGGTTGCAGAAGATGGGTATTGATACTACCGACTTTGCTAAAGTCGATAAATTTTGCCTCAATCCGCGAATTGCCGGTAAAGTGTTCCGGCATTTGTCTAAGGAAGAATTGACAGCTCTGATTCCGAAGCTGGCAGCCATTGCCAAGAAGGATTCCGAAAAACCGGCGGTTAAAAAACTTACGCAATTAAAAACGTATATGCTTAATTAAACGATATTTATTAATTTTAAAATAGTTATTTTATGGAATTGAAAGATTTAAGTCCCGAACAAAGGGAAGCGTTGAAGGCTGAAATGGAAGCCGAAGAAAAGGCAAAAGTCGCCGAATTGCAGCAGCAAAAAGAAGACTACAAAAAATTTGTAGATTCCTACGTTAGAGGTAATATCAAAAAACTGCAAAACTTGAGCAGTGAGATGATGAGGGTTAAAAACGAAGTCTTTTCCGATTCGGAAACGCTGGTTACAATGAAAAACGAGTTATTCAGAGTCAAAGGCGACCGGAGGAGCGATACACTTTCAACACTCGATGGCAAGATGACCATCACACTCGGACAGCGGACGTATGAGGGTTGGGATGATACGGTAGATGCCGGAATCGACATTGTGCGGGAATATATGAAATCGCTTGCCAAAGACGAAAATTCAGCCGCGCTGGTTGAAACTATTATGCGGCTGCTTGCCAAAGACAGCAAAGGAAACTTGAAGGCATCGAAAGTGCTTGAACTCGAAAAGCTGGCTGCTAAAACGATGGATGCGCGTTTTTTGGAAGGCATTGCGATTATTAAAGCTGCTTATCGTCCGGTACCTTCCTGTCAGTTTATAGAGGCAACCGTCCGTGATGAGAACGGAAATGAAACAGGTATTCCGTTGTCGTTATCGGCTCTTAAAAACAAGTAGCATGAATAAGATTCAGCAACAGTTTGACGAACCCGCCGAACATATCTGTCGGGTTATTGAATCGTGCCGGACATGGTTGCAGTTGGAAACCGCTTACCGGTGGGGAACGGAGATAATCCTCTCCATCGGCGACCACATGGTGCAAACAAAAGACAAAAACAAGACTGATATTGTGTCGTGTAAGCAAAATGTCTTGAGGAAAATTCAGGATTGCTTTGCCAAACAACGGCATCGGATTGAGGATGTTCCGGGCGTTGAGTTTATCAATATTCGGGAAGTGCCGGAACACGTGAGCGTTTGCCGGACTTGTTCCGGTCCCGGACACCGGACGGAACCGGCATATCATGAATGTCCGGTTTGCGGAGGAAGCGGAAGGGTAAATGTAATCACAACAGTACGGACGATTATCACTCCGTTTCGGGCAGTGGAATAAACCTATTTATCCTGCCGGTGATTGGGTTTGCCGGCAGGAACTAAAGAAAGTCCTTTGAAATTATTGATTAGTAGTATATTTTATACCATGATTAAGTAATCGTATTAATATTATTAATCAAACGCCTGCGAATTTGATATTTGCAGGCGTTTGTTGTATTGTATTATAAAAAAATACCGTATTTTTGTACTGCCATAAACAGTATTTTATGTCAAAGGGAAGGGATAAAAAATTAATCAGGAAAAGAAACGAAGCATTGCTCCGCCGGTATCACTACCTGACGGAAAAAGAACGTTTGCGTTTTGATGATGCCATACGACTGCTGTCGGAAAAGGAATTTTTCATTTCCGAGGAGCGCATACTGTCGATTATACGGGACTACGGTCATCAAATACCCGGATTAATTGTCTCTCCTGTTCCCAAGGTACGCAAGCCCCGATTGACTGCCGGGCAGTTATCCCTGTTGTTTACTGATATTGAACAATATCATTAACTACGCACTGGTATAATGTTTCATATACCTTAATGCCATGGGGCCGGCTGTAATCGCTGCTTTTTTTGCGAATCAGCGGAGTGCAGTTCCCGGAGCGGAAACATTGCAATTTTCGGTGAATACCGTTGGCAAAGGCTTTCCTGTCTGCCGCTTTTTCTTCCGTTCCACTACCATAGTGGGTATCATCGTAGCAGTCGATTGCTAAGCGAACGGTAATAGAAGCCGTCCCGCGTTGCGATTCGCCGCCCAGTTGTTCCCATATCACTTCCGAAATGGAAATTAACACACAGGGAAAAGTTACCGGATAAGTATCTTCTTCCGTTTCAATAGCTTCTAACTGTCCGTAGTCCTCGTCAATTAGACTTAATTGCGGAAAGTTATCCGCAATGCGTTTTTGAATATCGTTAAAAAGTTGTTCCATAAAAACTAAAAGTTAAAAACTATAATCAAATATTCCATATCTTTTCAAGTTCCGCATCCAGGCGATCGTTTATTTTATCATTCAATTCTTTACTTTCGCCAATGAATTGGCGCTTGGGCATTTGACCTTTAATGTGAACATTTAATTTATCCTTCTTTGTTAGAGCCATGGCTCGCCATCGCACCGCGTCTTCCGGGACGCTTTTAGGAATTTTATCGCCTTTTTTCAATCCCATGGTGCTGTAAAATTTTGCCCATGCGAATTTTCTCATTTTCGTAGTTACGGTCGGATGTGTTATAACATTAATTGGCCCGCCTTCGTTGTGTATTTTGGCGTATGGAGCGTCGTTTTTAATCAGTACGGCATAATCTCCGGGTATGTAACTTACGCTGCTGAACAAATGGTCGCGGTCGCTCAGCAGCGTTTTATAATTATCTTTAGCTCCTTTCTTTTTTCCTTCCCTTCTTTTCGATGGTTTCCATGCCTGCAAGCCATTATTTACAAAACCGCCCTTTTGAAAGTTACTTCTAAAATGCGATACCGCCATATTCCCGGCGATAACCGGCATTCGTCGGCGCATTAAATCGTCCTGTTTTTTAGCTTCCGTTTGAATGTATCTCACAAAATCTCTTAATGTCATAAAAAAGTTGTTTGAATGAAAATTAAACTGTAACTTTGCCGTAATAAATAATAATGTATCATGTGGGCTGAACTTGCAGAGTGCATAAGAAGTCGCTGATGCATTATTATTTTTTTGTTATAGAGTAAAGGAATCTTGAGTAGTCTATCTTCCCGCTACTCCTTTTGTATGCTGTTTCCGCAACGTGTAAATACACTGTTTTTCCATTTATATTGCTCTTAAAAAGATAGAAGCGTTTAATGTCGTCATGCTTTCTTTCTTTGTATAGTTTCACACGTTTAATAAATGTAGCATCAGACAATACGCTATCCAAATTTTTCAGGTCTTCTTTGTTTAGAATGTTTTTAGCCCTCCCAAATGTATCGGAATATAAATGCTTATTACCATATTTGTTAAACCCTATATTTATTTTAACAGCTTGTTTTTTTACCTGAATTATCTGTTGAATTTTTACCTCTAATAAGGGTAACATTTCTTTCAGAAACTTTTCTCTTTCTTGCGCAATAGCGGACTTTATCGGTTTTGTCTTTTTCAGCAACTTCGCCGGGCGTGAACAGTTATAGCAATCTTTTTTTCCGCCGGTATTGAAAAATCCGGACAGTATATTATTAAACAATACCTTCTTTCCCGGCAGCGTGCAGGCTGCACAGGACGGGGGATTGTAGGGATGCGTATCGCTGAACAGCCGTGCATCCTTTCCCGGATTGTTATCCAATCCCTTATCCGGCGCCGGCTGGTCTTTTTCCTCGATAACGCTGGCTCCATGCACGGGATCGTCCGTTGCTTCCAAATGGCACTTGCAGTTCCAGCGGTCGCCGGGCTTGTGCTTATTCCAAAATGGATGATCCTGCGGCAGCGTCAATTTGACTTCCCAGTAACGTTTATGAATCAAATCGGGTGTAGCGCTCGTCGTCGGCATCCATCTGAGGTTGGGAAGGATATCCTTGACTTCTTCAAACTGCCGCCAGTCGGCTGCCCTGTGCGCACGGATCACTGCCGTATCATATTCCGTCCTGAGCCAATGATGCACATTATGGTCTGTGATGCTTTGAACATCATTTGAAAACTGTTCAAACGGTTTTAGTTTACCGTTTTCGTCAAGCAGTTGGGCTGCGATATCATTCTGCATCCGGTGAGTACGGAAAGCGGAGAAGACAGCATTGTTATACCTCAATTCCTGATAGAAATTAAAGTCAGGATCGGTATATTCCCGGCGTCCAAAACCCTCGTCAACGGCTTGGTTGAAAATGTTCCAAGTCTCGTTGAATATTCCTTCATCAATTTCCGTCAGCGTATTGAATTTCTTTTCGTAAATCCGGCGGACGGCAGCTTTTATGACCTCTTCGTCAAATGAAAATCCGGTACTAACTGAATCGGTAAAGGGATGCGTACCGTAGTACAGACTGTTCATTACCATTCTAAAGCCCGGTCGCGCCGGGCTTGGTCGAAAAAATCGGAAAGCCAGTTTGAAAATCTCTTTTTCTCCGCAGGAGTCGGTTCCGGCTCAGGTTCAGATTCCCGTACAGGTTGTTGTGATTTTATTAATTCATTGTAGTTAGTCGGTTTTTCAATGCCAAACTGTTCATACAGGTAATCGTGCGAAATGGGTAAACCCATACTGTGCAATCTTTCGATAATCTCCATTTTTTCTTTCCGGTTGATTTCTTCAGGCTCGACAAATTCAAACGAACCGCCTTCGGTATTCAAACCAAGCGCGGCGAAAATATCCGTCATGTCATAATTCAACAGGTTCAAAATATATTTCTTGTCTGTCGAATTGATCAGGGACTCGCCCTGCTTTTGGATGGCTCCCAGCGCCTGTGTTCCGGTGTTGGATGCTTCGGTGGTCAGCGTATTGCCTAAAAATAACTTGGAAATTTCCGAGTTGCAACGTTCGGTAAACCGCTCATAGAGTTCGGCGCTACCTGTTTTATTGCTGGATTCAATAAACTCCAGATTGCTGCCTTCGGGAAGAATATAAACAGCAGCCCCGCCGTCATTGAAAGCATCATTAAGGATACGGGAACGCGCTTCCTCATCAGTAGCATCATAGGTGTATTTGCGTACAGGCATTCCAAAAATTTCGGAAAATTGCGCCCAATCCGCCATTGTATTGCGTTTATAGATAACGTATGGGGCAGCCTGTGCCAACAGTCCCAAATCGTCCGGGTTGCCAATAAATGCCAAATCGTCAAACTCATCCCAGCTGTCGCCACTTATGTCGGTTTGCTGGTGCATAATCAAACGTTTTACCGGGTCGACATGCTTGCGGGGTATCAAATTGTAATTAATCCATTTGTCGTCCAGAAAGAACTGCATTAATGAAAATCCCCAAATCTGAGCATCCCATGCATCGGAAAGAAAGCGGTAAAACCAGGGCGACCGCAATTGCTCATTAATACTGTCATCGAGGACGCCGTTCCTCATAAAATTTATCGGGATAGAAAGAATTGCGCTTTTCCGTTTATTAATGACCGACGTAAGGTGAGCGTCCATCAGGATTTCGCTGTACATGTCGTAAAGCTTGACGCGCCGGGTATAATCAACATTTTCCGCTCCCTTTATGGCATTCATATAGGTTGCCATGTTAATATAAAAGCGTTGTGGCTGTGTCAGTATAATAGTGCGCGTTCCTGTCTGTCCCGGACGCGGCATGTTTCCACCAACGGTTATTTGTTTATTTTTCTTTCGTGTCATATTAATAATGATTTATTCGTTTATTGTTGCTGCGTGATAAATATGGTGACTTAGCCGACAATTCCTCCGGCGAGAGCAAAGGTGCCCCGTCGATACTTGCCTGTCCCTTGTTTACCTGTTTCAACCACTCCATTGCACGATCGTACCGGTCTTTTGTGATTGGCGATATTTTTTGCGGATTGTGAATGGAAGAGATATTGTAAACCGTAATATCCAAAGCCATCATCAGGATCAGGCTGTTCCGGTTGCTGCCGGTAGCCGAGAATATAGCGTCACAATTGTAGCGGCTGTTCAGGTAGCTGCGCATCAAGGCAATACTCTGGTCTTCTATGATTTCGACAATAGCCTCGTCGTTTCGCACTAATGCGTCTAATATTTCGCGGTGTATCCGGGCATCGTAGTCCGGCGTGTTGATAAATGTACTCATGATTTTACCTCCTGTGTTTGTTTTGTTTTCGGATTGTTTCTCTATCTATGGTTGATTTGGGCTGCAATTCATGCTGCTTTTTGTCAATGATGCGGTTTCCGCCTTCGATACAGTCGGGACCGTCGGCAGGATATGGAAGCGTCAATTCAAAGAGTTTGAATTGATCGATCAATTCCTTCATGTGGGGATTGTCTTTTTCGTCCTCGTTAAAAATAAGCAGTCCGTCGCGGTCAAGCGGTTCGAGATTCGATTCGATACGTGTTGCCTTATCGGTTTTGCGTTCCTCATCGCCTTTGATATTCAGTGTAATATTTTGCTTTTTACGCGCTTTTGCGACAAGCGGTTGAAATACTTGCTTGAAGAAAGGGTCTTGCAATTTATTGTTTTCCATGTAGCAATACACAGGTACGCGACTGGCTACCCAGTGCAATAACTGAATGTACCAGTCAATAAACGTAGCATTCAGTTCCCTGCCTATGAAACCTTTGATAACATATAATTTTCCCCCGGTCTTGCCCAGCAGCCACACTGATTTTGTACTGCTTTTTTTTGATTTATTTTCTCCCGGCGCCGGATCGCCATAAATGACCAGATATTTGAATTTGGGAAGTGCAGGTATTTTTCCGAAGGTACAGTTTTTAAAAATTTTACCCTCGCTGACAGGATTGTTATAATATTCTTTCTGCCCGGATGATGTGGTTATTTTTGAAAGTGCCCGGTCGATATGTTCCTCCGTATTTTTTTCGGGCCAGGTGGAGTTGCCGTTTTTATCCCTGATATTAACTATGTCCCAATGGTCTGCCATTTCCCCGGCGCGGGTAATACAGCAATCTTTTGCGATAATATTTCCACACCACAAAACCAGTGTAGGTTCCGAAACGGATCGTGTCGGATAGAGCGCCTCCTGAAACCACTTCCACTTTTTTTCAATTATATCAGGATTGCGGCATTCTTCGTCGGTATCAAAATCGTCCAGAATTTCCATATCCGGACGGATTTCTTCGTTACGGCTTCCACGCGGACTTTGTCCGGCTCCCAGCGCACGGAAAGCGACTCCTTTCTTTGTTATAAATTCACCTTCCGTCCAGTTGCCCAGATTCATCTGTTCACCGTAATAGGCTTTTATTCGTCCGTTGGCTTCCATATTACCACGATAAGGATTCAGCAGCCGAATAGCGTTATCCAAATTGTTGCTGGTCAGCAATACGTTTTTTTTCCTTTCGGTTAAAGCAAGGTACATTACAATGAACATACAGATGGTTGATTTTGCTAGTTCCCGCGACCATGACAATACCTCATACCACTCCGGATTTTCGATGATCCGTTTGATTGCTTTGATATGGAAGGGGGCAAAGGGATATTTTGCGTACTTTGGAAAAAAGTACTGTATCCATTCGATCGGGTGCGCTTCCAAATATACGCGATGCTTTTCAATATCAGCATCCGACATCGAAGTATCCACAGGCGTAGCGTTTTTAATATCTTCACAAAACGCATTCCATTCTTTTAATGCATTACGGTCAACCTGTTTCATAGATTTTGCTTAATGAATATATCGAACAGTCTTGTAATGTCTTTTGCCTTGTCGAGGTCAATCGGTCGCAGGAACTCAACAAACCGTGTTCCTACGCTTATAATGTCGGCAATACCGGTTTCCGTTTCCATTTTTTTGATTGCTCCGGACAGTTTCACCAGAGTGTCGGCTTCGGTAGTTGTGGCAAAACGCTTGCCCTTTTCCCGACCGGCAACCACTTCATTGATTTCAGCAACCTGACGGTAAAGATTTTTGATTTGTTCCTCACGGGTAAGCGTTATACCGGCTTTGCGTTCTTCCCACTTTTCGCCCTTTACCCACTTGTTCATGGTTACTTTGCTCACACCTACCTTTTCGGCTATTTCAGCCTGTGTAAGATTTTCCTTCAGGTAGAGCATTGCCGCCCATTCTTTCTTTTGTTTTACCGTCAAATCTGCCATGTATATTCAATTATGAATTAAAAATTACGAATTACGATGACAAAATTGATTGAAAAGAGGAACGTAAGCAAATTGTTTCCGCATGATAACAAGTTATAACCGCATGATAACACTATAAAATGTTATCATGCAGACCTGATTTGTAAAACAGACAAATTGCCCTCATTTTTGCATCAAAAAACGCACGATGACAAAGAAATTTTTCAATACAATGATTCCTGATGATGACAAGGCCTGTATTTTCATTTATGGCTATATAGATAATTACGATGGCAAGGTCGAGGATGTTGTTTCCGAATTGTTGGCTATCCAGCAAAAATACAATAAAATCGAAGTACACATCAACAGCAATGGCGGAGAGGTTTATTCCGGCATTGCCATCGTGAACGCTTTTAAAAGCAGCCCGGCAGACATATCTATCTATATCGACGGCATTGCCGCTTCGATGGCTTCTGTTATTGCATTATGCGGTCGTCCACTGTATATGAGTAAATATTCACGGATCATGCTTCACAGCGTCAAAGTCGGCGTTTATGGCGACAAGGAGGATTTGCGTGTTACGATTGAAGAAATGGAATCCCTTGAAAATACGCTTTGCGAGTTGATAGCCGGTAAAATGGGAAAAACGCCGGAAGAAATCAAAGATGAATACTTTGACGGAAAAGACCATTGGATTAGCGCTTTTGAAGCCTTGAGTCTTGGACTTATAAATGGTATTTACGACGTGGAGCCTGTCCCTGATAATTCCACAAACGAACAAATTTACAAAATTTTTAATAACCGTCTGAGTAATCGGACAAAAAAATCAAACAGTATGGACATAAACGAGATCAAAAAACGGGCTTCGTTTGTCAATGCGGCTACCGATGCGGACGTGCTTCGCATTATCGATAATCTGGAAACGGAGTCGGCAAAGGTACCGGGATTGAACGAGCGAATTAAAGTATTTGAGGACAAGGCTGCAGCCGACTTGGATGCGCAACGCAATACCATTTTGGACAATGCTATTGCCGAAGAGCGCATTAAGCAGCCGCAACGTGCACATTACGAAGCTTTGCTGAAAGCTGATTTTGATAATACGAAAGCTATTATTGAAGCGCTTCCGGTAAAAAAACGTATTGTAAGCGTATTGGAAACACCACCGGAAAACCAAACATCTGCGTGGGATGTAAAGATGGATGAAATCCGGAAGAAAAATGGAATCAATTAAAAAACGATTAGTATGGCAATAGTAATTCAAAACACTAATTACAATGGCGAGGTACTGGAGCAACTGCTTACCCTTGCCGCGACCGGTAACGAATTAGTCGAACGGGGACTGATTCATATCGAACCTGGAGTGAGCGAAAAATTCTCCATCCCGCGTTTGAAAACCGGCAAAATGCTTCGCAAACGCGTAGAACAACCGGAGGACGGTGACAGTAAGGGAAATTTCAACTATACGGAACGTGAGTTAAAGCCGGTTGACTTTATGGCGTTTACAACGTTCAACCCGCGTTCCTTTGAAAAAGTATGGCGCAAATGGCAGCCGAAGGGCAATCTTGTTTTCGCAGAGCTTCCTCCTGAAGCTCAAAACGCTTTGTTGAGCGAACTGATTAAAACCGTTCGCTTTGAGTTGGGGGATCATTTTATCAATGGCACGTATGAAGATGGAAGTAACGATGAAAAATTATTCAACGGTATTGTTTACCGTATTATGAATGATCCGGATAAAATTGATGTTACATCTTTTAAAACAGCGATGATTGGTAAGCTTGGCGATTTACGCAAGAAAATCCCTACCGTTTTGCGTGGAAATCCCGGATTGCGTATTTTGATGAGTGTTGAAGACTTTGACAAATATGATGATGAACTGACTGCACAGCAATTCAAAGGCGTGGAATATACCGACATCAGCCAAAGGCGGTATAAAGGAATTACCCTTGAGCCTCTGGCAAAATGGCCATCCGATTTGCTTGTAGCTACTATTTGTGGCATGGGTTACGATACAAATCTTTGGGCAGCTGTAAATTTGCAGGATGACATGGATGTTATCCAAATTGACAAGCTGACTAACGCCGGCGAACGGTATTTCTTCAAGATGTTGATGAAAGCGGATACGCAAACAGCATTCGGTGAAGAATTGATTGTCCTTGACACTCGCGAGGAAGTAGCTGAAGGTTAAACTTTCTAAAACTTAAGAATCATGGCAAAAAAGGTAGAAGACGCAAATATTGAACAACCTGTTGAAGCGATTGTCGAAAATCAGGGACCGGCTATTGTGGAACCGGTCGAATCTCCGGCAGAAAATCCGGAAACGATTCCTGCGGAAGCAGTTGAGACGGCAAACGAAACTCCGAAAACGGCTATTGCGGAACCGGTCGAATCTATGGTGGATAGTCCGGAAACGGATTTTGTAAAAATGGAAGTAGTTGTATTGAAACGCTTCCGGGACAGGTACGATCATCGAACGTGGTATGAAGTCGGAATGACGCTGGATTTTGATGCTGAACGCGCCGGAGACGTCATAGCCCGCGGCTATGCAAAAGCGGCAGACTGAAATGGCAACGATGACAAGGGGATTAAGAAATAATAATCCTCTGAATATACGGCATAATACGGATCTGTTCCGGGGTGAAATTTACCCCGGTGCAGACCGCGCATTTAAGCAGTTTGAGACAGCCGCATACGGTTACCGCGCGGCATTTGTGACGCTTGGAACTTATCTTGAACGGGGTAAAAACACGATCGGAAAGATTGTCCGCTCATGGGCGCCTCCCATAGAAAACAATACTGATGCCTATATCGCTTCAGTCGAAAAGTATTCGGGGATTAGACGCGATAAGGTATTGACGGCTGCTTCTGGTGAAGACTATGTAAAAATAGTTATGGCAATGAGCCGGGTTGAAAACGGCGTCGATGCCGATCAGCGTGCGGTCAGGGAAGGGTTTAACTTGCAGAACAAATTAAAAGGCAATCTGTATGGAAATTCAAATTCTTGATATTATCAATGTCATCACCCCCATTATGGGGATAGTCGTTGGCTGGTTCGTAGGGAGAAGAAAGCAGAAAAACGATTTTCTCTCCGAATTGCAAGCCTCTATCGATCTGCTTGCAGAAAAAAACCGGCAGCAGATGGAAGAGATTGTCAAGCTCCGACAGGACATCGTGGTTCTCCGACAGGAAAACTCGCAGCTGCGGGAAGAAATCGAGCAGCGGCTGAAAATCAAAAAGCCTCTGACAAAGTGTGAATCATGAAACATTTTCTGTTATTAGCACTTTGTCTGCTTCTTTTCTCCTGCAAATCAAAACAGGCAGTTGTTCCTCCGGCAGAATATAAGGAAAGGATTACGGAGCGGTTAGTATCTTATTATCTCTCTTCGGATTCAGCTTATTTGTATGCCTTGCTGGAATGCGACTCGATGAACAATATTACCTTAAGGGAACTGTCGGAATTAAAGACAAAGCGTATGCAGACTGAATTGCAGCTAAGCGGCAACATGCTTACCTACACAGCCAGGACAGAGAGGGACACGGCTTATATCAAAGTCGCAGACACGACAAGCATAATAACAATACCCTGTCCGGTGATGATTCCGATTGAGAAGAAGGTCAATGAGCTTACCAAACTTCAATCCTTTCAGATTAAAGCCGCGTGGGTTACGGAGATTGTATTACTCTGCTTTATCGTATTCGGAGTAATGAAGATAAATATATTTAACATAATTAAAAACTTAATAAAAAAATAGACAAATGGCAAATACAAACAACGATTTTATAAATGGACTGGATCAGTTTATTTTTAATGGCAGCGAGTTTGGCTACATCAGCGAGGAAGGACTCCAGCCGGGCGGTGACCAGCCACAGATGACAGACATCAGGGCAGCGCAGCTGCAAAACGCAATTGTTAAAACCCTGTTGACAACTCCGGGCAACATTCAATTTACCTTTGCGCTTGTTCAGACAGGCAGCAAGGGCTTTAAAGACTCATTTGGAGGTACTGTTGATCCTGCTACCGGCGTTTACAGCGCTCCGGCAAAGATTGCAGCAATGGAAGGACCGGCGACAATCAAATGCTTTTCGGGACATACGATTGTTATCCCGAAAGCCTCTTTGACGGCAAATCTTGCAGGCGCAATCAATATTACGGATGTGCTGAGAATCAGCTGTACCATCAAAGTTTTGACGCCCGACGATGGCGGCAGTCCCTTTCAGATTTATCCTCCGGGGCAGAATCCACCTCAAGGATAATCGGATATGGAAGAGGAACTGAAAGCCTCCGAACTTCTATTAGACATGGGCGTGTCGATACCCCTTCGACCGCTCATGTTTTTTAACAGGAAAAGGGAACCCGGACATATCACAATCCGCCGTCCGTATCTGGGAGGATTGATACGAATGAGCCGGCTAAGGATGAAGACAGGAATAAGACATGAGGAAATGAAAGACTATACGGTAGATCAGAATATCGAGTTTATTGCAAAACATGGCAAGACGGTTAGCTATATCGTAGCCGGGGCAATTGTGAGGGGATATCTGACTTACCCGCTGTTTGGCTGGGCTGTCGCCTGGTGGCTGCGCTGGCGGGTGCACCCTGTCTTTCTTTCCGAGGCAATGTTTCAGTTTTTTGAAAATGCAGATGTACAGCCTTTTACGAATATTATCAAACTGGCGGAGCTGGACAATCCGATGCCTCCGCGTTTGAGCCACTTTCAAAGCGGGAGTTAACGGGGCATACGGAATCCCCCCATAGCCCGTTCGGATTCGTATGGCAGGTAGCGGCAGCAACAGGCTGGAGTGTACATCATATTCTTTGGAAAATTCCATGGCCGACGCTGCTGCTGATGATGACAGACGCTCCTCGCTATGTAAGTGGAGATGAGTTAAAGAAACGGAAGATAGAAGATTTTAGAGAAAAGGTAAAGGGACAAAACGCTCTTGGATTTTTTCAAACACGATTAAGTAACAGGAAATGAGACCGGTTGAGTTAGTATTGATTATGCGGGACAAAACCCGGCAGGCGCTGTTGGCTGCCGGGCAGAATGTGGACAGCTTATCGGGGGACTACGATGAGCTGATCCGCGCCATTCGTGCTTCCGAATCCGCCATGCAACAGTCGGGACAGACCGCACAACGTATTTCAGGCGGTTACGGCAGCCTGCTGGCAAAAATCGGAGGTGCAGCAGCCTTGACCAAATTCGGGCAGGAAATCATCAACGTGCGCGGGGAAATGGAGATGATGGAAAAATCGTTCGAGGTTTTGGCTGGAAGCGGCGAGGCAGCTACAAAGATGCTGACTGAACTGAAAGACGTTGCCGTGAAAAGTCCCCTCTCCTTAACCGCTATCACCGACAGTGCACAGATGCTGATGGGCTATAATATAGAAGCGGGCAAAACGGTCGAGATTATTAAGCAGATGAGTGACATATCTATGGGACAGTCTGACAAGTTTCAATCGCTCATTCTTGCATTCTCACAAATGTCCTCTGCCGGTCAGGTACTTTCGCAGGACTTGAGGCAAATGTCGACGGCAGGCTTTAATCCGCTTGTAGAGATTGCAAGAACAACAGGTAAAAGCCTTCAGGAAGTTACTAAAGAAATGAATAACGGCGCCATTACCGTCGATATGGTAAGCGAAGCCTTCCGGACGGCTACTTCTGAAGGCGGCAAATTCTACGGCATGACAGAGAAACAGGCTGAAGGGCTGGTCGGGCTGCAAGCCTCTCTCACCGATGCATGGACAAACATGCTGAATGAACTTGGCGAGTCCGGTCAGGGCATTATCTCTGAAGGCTACAGGCTGGCTACGTCCTTAGTCGAAAACTATGAAACAATAGGGAAAGTGCTGGTTTCCCTGATTGCAACTTACGGAACCTACAAGGTGGCGGTTATACTGGCTACTGCAACGGAAAAAGGATGGACGGTTGCGCAAGTGGCTCATTATAATGTATTGCTGCTGGTAGAAAGAGCGCAAAAACTATTGAACGCTACCATGCTTGCCAATCCATACGTTTTGGTAGCAACGGCTGTTGTTGGGCTGGCTACAGCTATATGGACACTCCGCGACAATACGACTGCACATGAAAAAGCACAGAAGAAATTGAATGATACATTAGAAGAAGCCAAACAGAAAAAGGAAAATTTCAAGAACAAAACCAATGAATTAATATCTATTATAAAAGACGAGACGCAAACTGTTTATGCGCAAGTCAAGGCTTATGAAGAATTAAAAAAGGTAAAGCCCAATGCCTTTAATGGGATGAGCCGCGAGCAGATAAAAGCCCTTTCTCCGGAAGAAATTCAAAAAGCAATCAATGAGACGACTGATAACATGGATTTTAATGTCGTCAATAAGATGTTTGCCGATGCGCAAAAAAAAGTAGAAGACTTGCAAAAAGCTATGCGTGAAGCCTCCGGCACTGATCTCCGTACTACTCTCGGATTTCAACTTAAAGATGCCATTACGGAAGTTGAGACAGCCAAAAATAAACTGGACGAAATGAGCCGGATAAAATTGGAAGCTGAATTTGACGCAAAGCCGGCGCAGGAAAAAATAGCCTATTACAATCAGGAGATCGAAAAATTAGACACGGAAAAAAGACAGTTGAATACCCTCTTACTCTCAAATAAAGACATTACAAACGAGTGGGAACAAACTAACTGGGAAACAGCGAACAATATAGCCCGTCTGCAAGCAATCAACGATAAGTTAAATGAAATGAAGGGAAAAGTAACTTCCCTGCAAAATATTCCGGCAACCACTAATTATGGGGAGTCCTATCGTTCTGCAAAACAGGAATGGGATACGGCAAAGAAAGAATTGACCGGCATTGAAAAGGATAAGGATAAATTTACAAACGAACAGTATAAAAATGCTAAAGAAAGAGAAGAGAGGGCGAAGAAGGCGTTTGGAGATTTAGGCGGTATAACTACCGTAACCAAAAACCCCGGTGAATCTTCCGCCTCAAAAGCTAAGAAGCAGGCACAGGAACAGTCCGATTTATTAACCAAAATAGCCAGCAGCGAAGCGAGAGCTGACCTCGATAGCAGGCAGCGGGCGCTGGATACTCAACAAAAGCTGCTGGATATTAAAAAAGACGGATTCGACAAACAGCAGCAGCAGAATGAACTGAATTTCAAAAAAGAACTGCTTGCTATCGATAAACAGACACAGGACTTAATTGAAAAGCAGCAGGAAGCGGAACGCCTCAAATGGAAAGAATCGGGCGAGAAAGGAGCGTTTACACCCAAAACAACAAGTGTTGATCAACTCCCAAAAGAGCAGCAGGATGATATCCGGCTTCAACAAAAAATTGCCTTCAAAACATGGACATCCGGCAATCAATCCATGGTGGAGGAATTAACTAAACAGTATCAAACCTACGCCGACCGGCGACTCGAAGTTGAAAACAGGTTTAACGATGACCTGGCCGTGCTGCAGGCAAATAACCAAAATGGCGAAAATGACGAAAAGATTGCCGAACTTGAAAAGCAGAGGAAGCAAAGAATAAAGGAAATCAACGAGGAGGAATCCGCAGAGCTGGTTAAAACGACAGATTTGTTTGTCAGGCTGTTTACAGATGCATCTGAACAGTCGGTTGATCAGGTAAGACGGGTAATTGATGAGGTGCAGGCGCTTTACGATTATCTGTCCACAACCAAAACGGAAGATATAGCCGACGGCTTTGGCTTTACCGCAGAGCAGCTGCGGACATTCAAGACGAATGCGGAGCAAATAAAATCAATTCTTGACGGATTGAAGTCAAAGAAAAAAGAACTTGGCGACCGCAGTCCTGTCGATGCATTTTCGCGCTCGATGAAAGAAGGACTTGGCCTGCTAAAAAAGGGCGGAAATGACAATATAAAACTTGGAATTGAAAATATTGGAGAAGCCGTAAAAGAGTTTTCTCCTTATGTCAAAGAATTTGGGCAAAACCTGGACAGCATTTTCGGGGGCGGCATCGGAAACATGGTTGACGGGGCGACCGAAGCGCTAAACTCTGTGATGAACGTCGCAGAAGGCTTTGCCAAAGGCGGCATCATCGGCGGTATTGCAGCTGTGGTAGGAGAAGCGGCAAAGCTGTTCACCAAAGCAGCAGAAGCGGAAAAGCGGCATCAGGAAGCGCTCAAAGAGATAGCAGATGCAAGACTCGCTTCACAGCGTCAATACAACCTGCTTCTACTCGAACAAAACCTGTTATTGAAAAAGGCGGCGAGCATTTTTGGTGAAAAAGAAATCTCCAAAGCAGCCAACGCACTGAAAGTTTATTATGATGCAGTTGAGCTGTTTAAAAAGGAAATGCAGGGCGAAAATCCCAAAGCTCCAACGGGACCGCTTGCTTTTCTGCACGATAAATCTTATCAAAAGGAACTTGATGCATACAGGCAGGGAATAGGCGCTCTCAATCAAATCAAAATAAAGACAGGACATGAAAAAACCGGGATGTTTGGCTGGGGTAAGGGAAAGGATGTTTACAGTTCAATTCTCGACGTTTACGGCAAAGACAAGCTGCTGAACCCGGACGGTTCCTTAAATATTGACTTTGCTAAAACGATTTTAGACACTCAAACGCTGAGCGATGAAAACAAAAATCTGCTGCAGTCGCTTATCGACCTTCAGGAACAGGCAGAGAAAGCGCAGGAAGCCCTGCGCGATTATCTGAAAGAAACGTTCGGCTCGCTGGGTAATGACCTGATGGATTCCATTGTGGCTTCCATTCAGGACAAAGGAGTGAATGCATGGGAATCGTTCGGAGACGCCGGTGCAAAGGTTATTGAAAATCTGGGCAGGCAGCTGGCATACGAGCTGTTTTTTGCAGACCGGTTTGCAAAGCTGCAGAAGGATTTGGAGGCGGTGTATGGCGAGGCGGGCAATCCGGAAGAAATTGCGCGGAAGCAGTTAGACCTTGTCTCGCAGTTTTACAATACGATTGGCAACGACATGGATGCCGCACAGGCATTTATGGAGAACTGGCAAAGGGAAGCTGAACAGCGGGGGTTTAACCTCTGGAAACAGCAGGAAGACGAAAGTAAAAAATCACAGTCAGGCAAGCCGGGCGCCTTTATGACGATGACGCAGGATCAGGGCGGTGAACTGGTCGGGCTGTTCACCTCGTTTAAAAACCGCATGGCGAGCATTGACGAACAGCTAACCGGCATCAGCGACACGATGTACCGGGCGCTGGATGTTCTGAATCAGATTGCAGAGAATACCTCTTTTTGCAGGCGGTTAGAAGACATGGCAGATAATATGGAGCGGATTATAAGAGACGGGATTAAAGTAAAATAAATATGATTTTAAAAGGACTTTTATATATTAACGGCATAGACGTTTACGATTCCTTTGGGGCTTATCTGACAGAAGATGCGCCGGATAAGTTTACCAATTATTCCGAGTTGCTTTCTCCGCCCAGAACGAAACCCTACATCGCGGTCGATTTCAGGGAAGACGACGGCGAGAAGCTTCCGGATCAGCTTCCGGCTCCTGCCTTTGAAGCGCGCGATGTGACACTCTATTTTGCAATCACGGCAGATACTCCGATAGCATTTATGAATCAATACAGTGCATTTGTGAATTTTCTAAAAGCCGGATGGCTGAACATCCGCCTTCCGGAGCTGAACAAAGATTTTAAAATGTATTACAGGGAGTGCGGAGGGTATGAACAGCTGACGCCAGTGGACGGCTATGTTGCCGCCCGGTTTAAGGTGAAGCTCCGGGAACCGGTACCGCAATTTTAACAGTGTTTGAAAAGCGATTAAAAAGTATTTAAATGAAATTGATTATCAATAACAGTTCAGGAGTTCAGAAGGCGGTCATATCGCCTTCCGGCAATTCCTCGCATACAAAAGAAATCATGCGGGACAGCGTCCTTAACGTTTCCTTTGTCCTTCCGGAATATCTCGAACTGGATGTGAATGATTATATTGAATTTGACGGCGAGCGCTTTACGATGCTGGAAAAGTACCGGCCGGAGATGAAGTCAACAGTCGAATATAAATACGACTGCAAATTTTACGGCATTGAGTCGGAACTGAAAAACGCAGTCGTACTGAAAATGGTCGATGGGGAGATGGATCCGAAGTTTGCACTTACCGACCAGGCAGTCGAACATCTGCGCATTATTGTCGATAATATTAACCGCATTAAAAATACCGGCGCATGGACAGTCGGCGAGGTGGTTTCGTCGGAAACGGTAGTCGTTGAATACGACAATACCTTTTGCTTCGATGCACTGTCCAAAATTGCCGAAGCCTGCAACACGGAATGGTGGATTGAAGGAACAACCATCAACCTCTCGCGCTGTGAGCATTCGCAGGAAATCGAGCTTGGATACCGAAAAGGGCTTACCGGCCTTTCCCGGTCTGAAAATGAGAATGCCAGGTTTTTCACACGCCTTATCCCGGTTGGATCGGCACGGAACATTTACCGCCAGGACTATGGATACTCCAGGCTGCAGCTGCCCGGCGGTTTGAAGTGGATAGAACAAAACCTTGAATATGGTATTAAGGAACAGGTAGAAGAAGCCCGGTTCTCTAAAATATATCCGCGCCGCATCGGAGAGGTCGGAGTGGTAAGGAGCGAAGAGCGGACAGGCGACAGCGGCGAGCCTTTTACCGTTTATTTCTTTACCGATACGGCAATACCTTTCAATCCCAACGACTACGAAATACCCGGACTGGTGAAGCATATCGTCTTTCAAAGTGGCGATTTGAACGGCAGGGACTTTGAGGTTAATTTTGATTCTGAAACCGGTGAATTTGAAATCATTAATCAGTATGAATACGAAAACCAAATTCCCGGCGGTTATCTGATACCCCGCGCGGGCGATAAATATATTCTGTACAACCTGCGCATGCCAACAGAGTATTACGCACTGGCGGAACAGGAATTTTATGAGGCTGCGCTGGCATTTATAGAAGAATACGCACAGGATGTATCTGTTTACCGTTCAAACTCAGACTATATCTACTTTCAGAAGAATAATATAATACTTCGCTTAGGTCAAAGAATAAAACTGCTGAGCGAGGTCTATTTTCCCGAAGGCTTCAGACAAAGCCGGATCACCTCCTTTGCGCGGAATCTGAACAACCCTTATCAATATGAGATAGGCTGCTCATACGCTGTCTCAAAGGGACGGTTAGACACAATAGAAAGCAGCATCAACAGCATCCACGCTGCCTTCAGGGAGCAGCTGAATACAACCGTTTTGCCTATTCTCAAAACATGGGACAGCATTGACCCTTCGGAGTATAATGTCTTCTCATCACTTCGCACGCTGAAAGCCATATCGGATGCCATTCGCCGGCTCGAAACAAGCGTATTTGAAAAATATCTTCGTAAAGACGTGCAGGACGAAGCGGAGGAACAAATTACCTTTAACAAAGGGCTTATCTCGTTAGATACCGTCCGTAGCGGACTGTTTCAGGAGGGTTTTTCAAATGGCTTTGGCTGGGCGATTGAGGCAAGTGGGAAGGCATGGCTAAAAGACATCAATTTGCGGGGCGACCTGTGGGGATTCGGGCGGATCGGCACGCCGGTTTTTGCCTCCGGCTTCACCGGCTGGGGATTTGAGATTGACCTGAACCGTGCCAGCGCCGAAATGGATTACCTGACTGTCAGAAAATCGATGCGCGTTTTTGAGCTGATTATCAATCAGCTTCGCGGCAGTAACGGAAGCATAGTCGTATCAGATTTCAATAAGATTAAAGAGGTTGAAGATAATGGAAGTGTCTGGCGCTGCATCATAGACGATTATGACGGCGAAATGTACATGAACATGCGTGCCGGCGATATTGTCAGATGCCAAATTTTTACAGGAACAAATATTAAATACTGGATTGGGCGGGTAACAGCTGTCGGCAACGACTGGTTTGAAGTTGACAAGACGATGCTGGATGGAATAGACATACCGGAGACCGGGGACGTAGTTTGCCGCTGGAACTCTCTGACCGATATCGACCGGCAGGGACTTGTTTATCTGACTTCTTCCGACTCCAATGCTCCATACATCGATATTCTTGACGGAGGTCCCGAATTAACGGAATTTGAGCGCCTGCGTGCCCGCATCGGACGCCTGACAGGCATTCATGATCCTGCATTCCCTTCGATGCGCAAGTACGGTATCTATACTGATTCGTTCTATGGAAAAGGGGAATTGATACTTCACAGTTCAGGGCAAAGCCTGACAACCATGTTCGCTGCTGTGGACGGAAAGATCACCGCCGAAGTGTCGTCCGCTGTTCAGCTTTATATGACATCCGGCGCCGACAACATACTTAAAAACGCAGGATTCAGCACGGATACCGTATATTGGAATTTTTCCAACAGCGACATCCATTCTTACACCGCATCAGGACAACTGTTTTTCGTTTCCGGCAACCTTTTTATGTTCAAAAACAAGGCTACGGAAATCATATATGATGAATTGGCAGGCCGCCGGGTTTTTAAAATAACAGATAATACGGTTGTACAATTTGAACAGGATTATAATAAAACAGAAGCGGAACGGGATATAAAATATGAATTAATCTTTACCTACAAAATAACTAAAGCGGGTACTTTAACTGTCGGCATCCCGGAGACAGAGCTGTTCCTTTCAGAAGAGAAAGAAGAAAGCAGCTGGAAAACCGAGACCATTGTTGGAAAGTGGAACCAGGCGGGTGATTTCAAAATTGCAATCGAAGGAGGGGAAGTGCTTATCTATAACGTGTCTGTAAAAATTAGCGACAAGGCTTATCTGCTTGATTTAATCGAAGAGTTAAGGGCAGGGCTTGTAATTACGGCAGAACAGGCGAAGCTGTATGCAGACGCTAAATACCTTGACCTTTACGGACGCGTCACAAGTGAATATACTGCTGCCATAACCGTTTCGGCGCAAAATATCAATTTGAGCATCACGGCAATTCAAAACAGCCTGTCGCAGTTCAAGTCCGAAACGGAGACAAGCATTAATCTGATAAACGGACAAATTGCACTGAAGGTTAATCAGATCGATTTTGATGCGCTGGGCAACCGTGTATCGACAGCCGAATCATCGATTGTGCAGCTGGCAAATCAAATCGCGTTAAAAGTCAGTCAAACGGATTTCGATACGCTGTTTGGACGTGTAACTGTTGCCGAATCAAATATCACGCTGTTAAGCAATCAAATAAACGTAAAGGTATCGCAAAGCGACTTTGATGAGTATAAGAATTTAGTATCTCAAACATACGCAACGACTGTCTGGACGTCTAACCTGATCAGCAGCTATGTCCAAAAAGCAGACTATAACGGCGCTACGGTTGCATCGCTAATCAATCAGTCGCCCGATTCCGTTAAAATATTCGCAAACAAAGTCGATATCCGGGCAGGCGAATACAACTCCGTCCGTGATTCCGAATTTTTAACGACAACGTCGATTTGGGTAGCGTCTAATGTCTCGGATACGGGCAGTACGGGTATGTCCAATCCGTTTGGGGTACAAAAAAATATAAAAACCTATCAAATCGGGGCAGTCTATCAGGGCGGCTACCATATCCGGTTCGTCGGCGTGATAATGAAAAACGGGACTTATACATTTTCTGCATACCTCAGAACAGGTAAGGCATGCAGAGTGGTTATGGATGTTGCAGACAATGCCGGCGACCCAATCGACCTGCAGGCAAATGTCTGGAAAAGATGCTTTGTGACAGTTACGGTAAATAATTACAGCTCGTCAACCTATAATTTTGCAGACCTGCTTTTTCAGGAGCAAGGCGGGACGAACAATGCCTCGAATATGACCGTATATATAACAATGGTCAAAGTTGAGGAAGGTAATTTTCTGACCAACTGGACGCTGCATCCGGATGAGATTGCCGGTAATGTGCAGTCGGCAATCAATCAGGCAAAAACTGACCTGCAATCGTCCATCAACAGCCTGCAATCCGGGCTGGGTGCTTTGGCGTGGCAAAATACCGTTTTGGCTGCCATGCAGAGTGAAACGCTGATTGTCGGCGGATATCTGAAAAATGCTTTGATAGACACCGGATGGCTTCGGGCGCAAATCGTAACTGCTGATTATATTGAAGCGCTGACGGTTAATTTTAAGCAGGGGACAATTGGCGGGTTTCAGATTTATCAAAACTATATGGAGGCAACAACTGGAGCTAACAGCAAATATGTGCTGTTTCCGGGCAGCTATATGGCTTTTATCAACAGCAGCTATGGAGTCTGGGCAGGAATTGGAGAAAATGTTCTTCCGGCAACAAGCGCAACGCGGGCAGTTGCGCGTTTTGAAAACAATAATACTTCCGGCTGGTTTGGAGAAAATAACTATGCCCTGATTGTTTCGGCTAAAGGTTCAGCAAACGAAAATCATGCGATTGTAATATCAGCAGGTTATATTTCCGGACTGTCTATAAAAGCGCGGCAAATATCATCCAGTACAACGCTGACCAATTCGGATGTCTATGTTTCGTGCTATAATCAATCATCTGCGATTACGGTTACGCTGCCGGCTGCTCCAGAAACCGGAAAGCTATTTTTCATCAAGCGGATGAATACAGACGGCGTAACGGTCGCCGGAAACGGTAAATCGATTCATTACGCGAACGGAAATACCGCATCCTCTATTACTGTCTCTGCCAGGGGGAACACGGTAATGCTGGTCTATGACGGTCAGTACTGGAATTATGGTCTTATTTCAGGATAATTTTTAAAACAGAAAAGATATGGAAACAAAAAAGGTGAATTTTAAACAATTGGAAGTACAGTTGGAATTGGAAGGTGAGAAGGTTGAAATGGATGTCCGCAAGGATATTGGTAATTTTATTTATCAAAACTCACGTGATCTGGGCGCATTGGAGCTGGCACGGAAGATTTATTTTTCTGATGGCGAAGTGGAGATGACACGGCAGGAAACGGCTGCTCTTACGGGGCTGATTGAAGAAAGTAAAATAACGCTGCCGCTTCGCATTGCACTGCTAAACTTATAAGGAAATGGCTGAGATTGATTATAATGTCATAACGCAGGAAGTGTTAAAAATCCTGCAAAACAGCGGCAGGGATTTGCCCTCTTTGCCTCAGGCCACATCTGTGGCAGGACTGTCTCTTGCGCCGGTATTGAAAGTCGAAGGCGGTACTCAAGTGGCATACCGCATTGACATCTCTCTGCTGAAAGGAGATAAGGGAGATACCGGACAGCAGGGACTTCAAGGAGTAAAAGGTGACAAAGGTGATACCGGAGTACAGGGACTTAAGGGCGATAAAGGCGACAAAGGGGATATCGGAGCGCAGGGAACAAAAGGCGATAAGGGAGATAAAGGTGATACCGGATCACAGGGAACTCAAGGAGTAAAAGGTGACAAGGGTGACACCGGAGCACAGGGGATACAGGGAGTCAAGGGCGACAAGGGTGACAGTGGAGCGCAGGGGCAAAAAGGCGATAAGGGAGATAAAGGCGATATCGGAAATTCTTTCAGGATTTTTGCCCATTTCGATACAACCGCCCAGATGATTGCTGCCTACCCGAATGGTAATTCGATTGATGGAGTGTTTGAAATCGGAACCGCGACGCCCTATGATTATTATTATTGGGAACCTCTTGCTAACCAGTACCGGAATGCAGGGCAATTGCAGGGAGTCAAAGGTGACAAAGGCGACCCTTTCAGGTATTCCGATTTTACGCCTGATCAGCTGAATGCCCTAAAAGGTGAAAAAGGCGACAAAGGTGATACCGGAGGCACAGGGGAGAAAGGGCAAAAAGGTGATAAGGGAGATATCGGAGAGCCGGGACCTAAAGGTGAAAAAGGTGATGCTGGAGCACAAGGCTCTCAAGGCGATAAAGGGGACAAAGGCGATACCGGAGAACAGGGGGAGAAAGGGCAAAAGGGGGAGAAAGGAGATAAAGGTGATCCGGTAAATATTGTGCAAAAAAGCGTTACGCTTTCAGCCGCAAACTGGACGGAGGACACAGGGATGTATATGCAGACAATTAACGACACTGATTTCAAAGCCGATTCTTTTATCAATATAATTCCACCTTTACCCACTTCTTTTGAGCTGGACGTTTTTCAGTCTGCTGAGTTTTGTCCAGCGGCAGTAGCGGAGACAGGGTTTATAGCGTTATATGCAAAAAATAGACCGTCAGCAGATATAACAATAACGTATGTAATACTTTAAACAATGAAACTGACAATTACAAGTACAGACAAAGACGTTACTTTTTACCGAAGCCCGGCAACAGTAACAGTGTATGCAAAGAATACAGTGTATTTCAATGTCAATCCCAAGTCGGTAATTTTTACTGCCTACCGGGAGCGGTTTGAAATTGACTTGAAAGACATTGAAGTTAATGGTGAGCAGCTGACTGTGCAGAACGCAAAGGACTTGCTGTCGGATGCGGTTTTTCGTAAAGCCTCCGAACAGGGTTCGGGTTCTGGAGGCGAAAATGGCACAGATTTGTCAAACTATTATACCAAAAAAGAAGTTGAAAATCTGTTTGAAATAGAACTTAAAGTGCAGGAAATATAATTAACAAATATTTAAAAATCAAAAAATTATGGCAAAAAAACAATTAACGGTAATCGGCAACATCAAACCGATTACTACAAATGCAGTTCCAACCACAGCAAATTTGAAAAAAGGCGAGTGGGCATACGGAACAATCGGCGGTAAAAACCGCATGTTCGGCAATCCCGCCGGTACGGCGATTGTAGAGTTCAGTCCTGCCGACGCAGCGATGAGCGTAAAAGATGTTCAGTACAACGCCACTACAGCTGTACTGACTGTAACTTACACGGACAACACAACATCAGCTGTAAATCTTCCAAAGGAAAACTTTTTGTCTGCTGCATCTTTTAATCCGACAACGAAAATCTTAACTTTGACGCTGGTAGATAATACCACCGTCACGGTGGATATGAAAGACCTTGTCGATGTGTACGAGGCAGCAGCCTCAGGCGGTCTGGAAATCGTAAATGGCAATCAGTTCAAGATCAAAGCCGGAAGTGTAACAGAAGCCATGCTGGAATCGGCGCTGGCTACGAAAGTCAACGCGGCAAAGACAATGACGGCAGCTGCCAGTCAAACAATTTCGGTCGCTGGTACCACAGGTGCAGTAACTGCAACGATTAACGCGTCTGCCGCCAAAACGGAAGGCGGGCTGAAAGTAACCTCCGGAACGCTTGAATTGGATGAAGCAAACATTGAAATTGTTTACTCCGTAACGGAAATTTAACATGGCAAAGAAGCAGTTGTCTTTAAAGAGCAATATCCATTTAATAAATAACGGAAATGTTCCTGCAAATGCAACTCTCCCACGCGGAGAGTTGGCATTTGGAAAAGTAAATGGAAAATCCCGGCTTTATGGAAATTCAGGAAGCGAGATTTTGGACTTGTCCCCTTCGTTCCCGATTCAAAAACGGCTTTGCTCGTCATCAGCAGCTGGGTAGAGATGCAGGGGATGTGGACGTACATTGTCTATGACGCGGATTTTAAGGACGATTCCTTTATCCAGATTATCCCGCCATTCCCCGGCAATTTTGAAATCTTCCAAATGGCGGAGTTTTACCCTGTCGCCAAGGCAAATGCGGGATTTATTACGCTGTATGCGAAAAACCAGCCGGTAGCGGATATGACAGTAACTTATATAATATTTTAAAACAAAAAAATATGGCAACATGTATAGTACAGGGAACAGGAACCGGAGGCGGTCAGTCTTCAATTGATAATTCAGGGTTAATGCTCGACTATTCCGAAGAGGAACAGGAAACCGGCAGGCACTGGCTCGACGGGAGGATGATTTATTCTAAAAGCATTACTTTTCAGGGATGGCCTGAGTATAATAATGGTGGCAAACCCATAGGCGGAGGACTTGCAGTACAAGCTGGAATCGGATATGTTTTGGACGCCGAAGAGGTTGAAGCAGTCATTGGCTGTGAAAAGGTCTGCTATTCAATTGATGGGCAACAGTTTGTTGATGTATATGGAAAATTTGACTTCTCATTTGATTGGGATGAAGACGGGATTTACATTTTCATTCTTCCAATTTCCCCCCATAACGTAATGGATTTTGACGGATGCATCACGTTTTATTACATCAAACATCCGGAATAA